GGGCGAGATTCATAATATGTATTTCCTGAAGTTTGATCTAATAAATTCTTAATAATAACTTTCATATCATTAGTCTTCCCCATCGTCATATTCCTCCTCGTCAATTAATGATAATGCTTTTGCTTCATCTTCTAGTGCACTTAGATACTTACTTTCTATCTCAACTATCTTTTTTATATTTGAATCTACCGCTTTTTGAAGTAATCCCAAACCTTGTGTTTTACTTGTACCAAACTCTTGAAAATATGCATAAAATCCTTCAGTTGATTTACCTTTGCTTGAATGAGGAACACCAATTTGAACTCGTGGATATTTTGTGTTTTGCGATGAAAACACTTTACTTCTAGTGACTCTACCTGCTTTTCCGGTAATACGTTTAAAGTGTGTATAATAACTTTCTTTAAATGTTTTTCTTATAAACTTTGATACATCTCTCAGTGCTGCTCTACTTAATTCAAACAAAAAGTATGAAGCCTTATCTACGCTCGATGTATATGTAATACCATTTTTATTCATTTTTATAACGCTTTTAGGTGCTCCCATGTATATCACCTACACAAACTATCTCCAACGTATTATCTGCTTGATATGTCCTTAAAACACGATATCTTTTATCTTCATATTCGATAAAATTTTCATTTTCATAATCATAATAATCCGATAAAACAAATTTGATTTCTGGCTTTAATCCAATTGCTTGCGCCTTGTAAAATTCACTTTGGCTTATTGATTTCATCTCAGCAAAAACTTCTCTTTGATTTTCAATACTAACTGTGTCTCCTGATTCATCTACATTAGAGGTTATAGAAATCAATTTGATTACATCATTATACATAGGCTTATACCTCGTCCTTGTATGAAACAGTCTTTCTCAAGTTATCAATTTGATATTGCCACGATTGCCAATATCCTTCTTGTAACTTATCATTACTTGCATATTTATATTGACAATAAGTGATTATCGCATCATTTATTAATTCATATTCTTCACTTGAAGCTTTTTCTTCAGAAATGCCAAGGCGGATCAATTCCGCCCTAGCAGTTGAAATATTTCTGTTTATGTCACCATCAAGCTTAGAATGCGATATTCTTAAAACTGTTTTAATTATTTCTAACATTGGCATTCACCGCCTTAAATTAATTATGCTGACTTCTTATTAACTACAACAAAGCCATTCTTAACAGTAACATTACCGCCGACCATCACTTCACCCATAACGGTAAGAAGTCCTTCAGCAAATTTGTAATCTTCGGAAACTCTGATTTCATAATCGCCAAATAAATCAAGCTCATAGTTAGCAGGATCACCATAAATCATAGTCTTAACACCACCACTTGTACCAGTTGCATCAGCATAACTTGTTACATTAGAGCAAATAGTATAAGGTACAGCCAAACCACCATCTTTAATAAATCCAGTGTTGGGATTAGCAGCATCTGGTACGATTTCATATACTGCTTTCTTCTCGTTTGTGCCTCTTACGTCACCAAATGCAACTAAATCCTTCTTGTTAAGGAATAATCTAGCGTTAGCACCTAGATTCTCGTCACCACCGTAAGCAAATACAATACTTCTTAGTGTCTTTGAATCAATTGCGCTTGTCATATCAAGTGTTGCAATCATAGAAGCAGGGGAAGAATCGGTATTAACCGCATTATAGATACCTAAAATCTCTGTAGAACCTGCTCCAGATACTAACCACGCATTTAGCTTATTTCTAAGTGCAATTAACGCACCTTTCTGTACTTTAGCTTCATATACAACTGGGGTTTGCTTTGATAATTCTCTGGATACATATGTAGTTACTGCACATAAAAATGGATTGATTGCTGCTGACTTAAATACTGGATCAGAACCACTCTGCGCTGTACCATCAGTTTTCTTATCTGCTGACTGCCAAGAATCAACATAAGGAACCTTATGCGCACCAACACCAGTTGCATCTTCTGTCATAACCTGATCTACTAAACTAGATACAGTATTAAAAGGCTCTTTGATATCACTATTTACTTTAGTAGGTTTTACAATGCCATCAGTTGCTAACAATACAGAACGTAATTCTGTTGCTCCAATCTTTGTCTGACGTGTTTCTTTAAAATTATTTAATCTTTCTTCCCCCATTTTTCTTTCCTCCGGTTTATTTTCTACTTTTCCTAATTTACTTGTTAAATCCATCTTATTTCTTAACTCTGTTTCTTCTGTAAAAAGAGTTTCACTTTCTGTTGTAATTTCTGCTAATCTCTCTGCACTTGCTCCATCAATTTCGGCTCTTAATTCAGCCTTTCTTGCTTCAATTTCTAATAATCTTTTCTGCATATAAATGCCCTCCATTTAATTTAATGTTAATTTCAATTTCAATCTTTGCTTTAAAAGTTCGGTATCCACCGTTAGCTGACGTTCCCGAGCTACCGCCTCCGCATCAGCCTTTCTTGCTTCAATTGATGTATCATCATAAGCGGGAATATCTACCGCTGATACGTCATATAATCTCTTTACTCTTAATACAGTCCACATACGATTTTCATAGTCATATGCTTCTTGTCCGATAGTAAATTGAAAACTCATTTTGTCGATGTATCCTTTTGAGATTTCATCATACATACGTCTTCCTTCTTCTGTACCGTCTAATCTTGCTCTTATAAATAAACCATTGCTATCAATTGATACTTGCAATGTTTTATTTCTTGTACGTGCCATTACTTTTCCAGAATGGTTGTAATTAAAAATGACGTCATCCATTTTACAATCAACGAATGCGTCACTTGATATCTGCTCATAATATTCTTGTCCATCCATTTCAAATAAAACAGTTGGTGAATTGAATGTCACTGCATATCCTTCAACCCATAACTCCTGACTACCATCTTCTCCGATTGGAACCGCTCTTGTTTCGACATTAAACTGTCGGAATAGCTTCTGGTTTGTCATCCTCTTGCTCATTTCCTTGTCCATTATTTTCTTCTCCTATCTGATATTGTGACTGATCATTGGCTTTTACATAATTCAAACTAACCTGTGCATCATCTCCACCTACAATTGGATGATATCCTAATAATTCTCTTCGCTCATTCTTTGTAAGCTCACCTGTTTCTTTTGTTGCATTCAATATAGCTACCTTTGTACTCATTGCTGTATTAACTAAAGTTGATGAATTAAAGATGATTCTATTTCCAAAGTTTCTTTCTGTTTGAGTAAAACAAACATTTGTAAATGCTTGTCCCATTTGTATTAAAATTGGCTCTATAACACTTTCATAAAATGCTTGCCATTGATTTTCATTATAGTCAGATGTTAAAATTGCTTCTGATAATCTCCAATATCTTAATAAATTCCCTCTAACCTCTTTCATTTGAGCTGCATTTGCACTCCATGGAGTAACATTTAGAGGTGTGTATTCCTCCATACTATCTACTCCAACAATTCCACCATTCTTTGCTGCATTATCAAATCTTTGTCTAAATTCTTCAGTACTTTTTTCAACGTCCTTTGAATCCAACATAGACATTTTTTGCTTTAATAATCCACGTACTTTATTTGATACAGATAGTGCTTCAATTAAACCTTCATCTGAAGCTTTGATCATATCTAGAGTATTATATATAGGTAAATTGCCTTCACCTGATACATCGTATGAATTATAAAACTTTCTCAATATAACAACATCTTCAGCCCTAAGAGTATATTGACATCCTTGATAGTCTGTAAATTGTACAGCATATCCTCCATCATTAATCTGTGCGAATTCATAGTTATTATAACTAATCGGTATAATTGATTCCGGAATAACTTTATTACCTGTTGTAGTCCATGATATGTATGCTAAAGAAGTTGTTTTATGTTCTCGCTGTGTTATTAGCTTGTACTTTAAATCAAATCCAGTCATAAGCGCATTTGGTTGCATATTTAATAATTTAACATATGGACTGTTTCTTTTAATTTCCTTGATTCTACCATTGTCATCAACTATAACATGCATAGCTTCTGCTTTTGCTGCATGAGTCGCAATACAATCAATAATTGCTCTGACCGTCTCTTGTTCATATAAATCCTTATTCCATGGAGATGACTTCGTTAAATATGTACCATAACTATTAAACCTTAATTTTATCCCTTTAAACAAATTACTGAACAATCCCACTTACTTTCTCACCTCCCTATTTAACGTATCTCATATAATCTTTAAAATATTTAACATATCCAACCCAAGCATTTAGTAAGGAAACTGTTCCATCGATACGCCTGTGTTTTTGTATTTTTATTGGTTTAATTGATTCAATACCATCTGAGTTCTCCGACTTTTTAGCTGTATTATGTAAACAATATCTTAATATTGGATTATTCTGATATATTACTTTATGTTCTTCAAACGTTGATCCCATTTCCTTCATAGGCTGACTCCAAGTAAAGCTTCCCTGTGCAGTCTTTTCCATATTAAATCCATAGCAATCCATTTCCTCTACCCAATATCCTGCTAATGCTCTATCATAACAAACCCATAAAGGTCGAATATTATATTCTCTAACCATTTTAGTGAACCACTTAGTAACATCACCATAATTAACCTGTGCCCCTTCGCATATTGTCAACCATCCGTCTACTGCCCATGTTCTGTATGGTGCTTCTTTTGTAGATGTTTGTTCTAGTTTGTCAATTCTAGTTTGAGGTAAAAAGTATTGTTGTAACACATAAACATTATCATCATTCGGTTTACGAATTAGTAAGGAAGCACAAGTAAGATCAATGGTCGAAGAAAGGTCACAACCGCCTATTGCGTAGGAATTTCTTAAGTATTCCATATCAACGACTTTCTCATTTACTATTGATTCATATGTTAGCCATGATTGATAACTATTCTCTGGAATATTAAAATCTTTAGTAAGTAATGTAGGTAAGAATTTAGGATTCCTCTTCGCTTCTTCTACATTCTCAGCTAATGTTTTAATTGATTTGATTTTTCCCAACCCCGGATTTGCCTTAAACCAGCATTTGGGATCAGTCCACTCTTCCTTACTGTCCAACTCATATATAAGAGGTAGTAATCTATAATTATAGTGTCCTTCTTCCCAATTAGCCACATTAGAACACTTGGCATATAAGTCATCAAAGAACCCTTCTCTAACAAATCCATTAGTACTAATAATCCATGCTAAAGGTTGATTTCTCGCTGACTGTGATTGTTTCATAACATCATATATTTTGGATGTCCTTGCTTCATGGCACTCATCTAAATCAAAAAATGAAGCATTTAAACCATCCATCGTTTTACTGTCTGCTGCTAATGCTTTTATAAATCCGAAT